ACATGTTTACTTTGGATTGGTCTTGGGAATCTAAATCAACCCTTAATACTAACTTTAGTGAAACGCCTGAGCACAAGTGTGCGCACTTTTTCCGTATGGATAACGGAAATTTTTACGCGTACCCCAATAACAAAATCATCTGGTACGATGACGCCTGGCTGCGCAACAGGATTGGTAAGAACCCTGGCTACGAGATTGACTTGAATGAGTACAGTGTTGAAAATTCACGGATGCTTGAAACATCGGATCACTTTATGTATGACACAACGCCTTCGGCATGTGTATAATAATTGAGTTCCCGCTCTCTTTTGATCGGGCTCAGTTGGCCGCTGATGCGCCGGGGACCCACTTGGCAAGCGCGAAGGCCTGGGGTGACTCGCTAGGCAGATAGCCTAGAAGGAGAGCCAAGATAGAGGTCAGGTCCCTGTTGCGCCCAATGAGACGCATCACACCTGATCCATCTATACGGGGATTAGCGCAGTTTGGCAGCGCATCTGCTTTGGGAGCAGAGGGCCGCAGGTTCGAATCCTGCATCTCCGATCTACCAATTTAATTATGTGGAGACTCTGGGCAAAAGCATTGGGCGAGAAGGCGTCTCATCATAATCATGAAGCGGATAAAGTTGCTGCAATCCGTACAGTAATTTTTATCAGCTATTTACTGACAAACATGTTTATAGTTAGTGGAGTTATTCGACACTGGAATCAGTGCCCTGGGCCGACTCCAAAAAACGCATCAATAAGAATCGAGAGAAGCTTCTGAACTACAAGAAGACTCTGCAATGCAAGCAGTGTGGGATTGACGATCACCGTGTCTTAGAGTTTCACCACGTTGGTGATAAGGATAACAATATATCGGACATGGTGAACCACGGCTATGGCTGGAGCAGAGTAGAAGAAGAGATCAGTAAATGTATTCCGTTATGCTGCAACTGCCATAGACTTGAGCATTGGATTAGTTAATTAAGACCTCTTGCTTTTGTGGCACGTTCATAATCTTCTTTAATCTTTTGAAGACGTGGAAGCAACCTACTGTTTGGGTTTTCCCTTAGTTCTTGTTGATAATCTAAATCAGATTCAATAGCAAGTTGTTGAAGCCGCAAGTTTGGCACATCTTCAAAAACAGAGGGCGGCTTAGGAAGTGCTTCTTGAATTTGGTTTTGAATTGTTTGTCCAATCCCTATGGCTGCTTTACCAATAGGTGGTATTACAAAATCGTTAACACCTTCTTTAAAAGACTCTACACCTCGTTGATAAAGTAAATCAGGATACAAGAAACCTTGTGTGGCGTTGCCACCCATGTGAGTCGCAGACTCACCAAGCATTTTTTTTGTTACATCTGAAGCAAAACGTTCTGCATAATCTTCTTCTTTTGCATCAGATAGTGCAGTTGCCAGACCACCGGCTAACCGAAAAGGCGCGACTGTTTGAGCAAAAGGAGAGAGTTCACCACCAGTTAAACCTTTAATTACAGCAGCTGGGGCGTCCATTGCTTGCCCTAGGATACCTTCAAAGATAGGACGCGAACCAGCTCTACGGTTTTTATCTAAGTGACCAGCTTCATGAGCAAGCGTTGAAAGAGTGTTCAGATTGCCAGGTAAATAGATTTGATTTTTCAATGGGTTAGCATGGGCCGCACCAAGATAACCAAATCGTTCTCCCAAAATTGCAATTGGGTTGGTTTTGTTTACATTTCCTGTGATGCTTGCTGAGATGCCTAATTGCTTAAGCATTTCGGCCGCCTGTGGCGTTATTTGTCCTTTAGTATCAAGTGCAGGCGAAAGAGGATTTGCTCCAGCTATTCGGGTGTAAGGTCTTGGCGAAGAAAGTAATTGACTGCGTGGTTCAGCTAAAGCGCGTTGGAGTTTATTTGTTACAGGAGAAGCAGTACCACCACCTGGCAACCACCCGCCCAAGCGTTTATCAGCTTCTTTGTAACCAGAGGTTACTTGGTTAAGAAAACGTTGAAATAAATCCATTTTTACCTTGACCGTACTTTTATTTTACGTTATATTATTCGTAATTAAAACTTTCGTAATGCAAGAGAAAGTTTGTAGTCTTTGTCTTTTATCTAAACCCTTGACAGATTTTTACAAGGAATCAAGGGTTAAAGACGGAAGATCGCGAAGATGCAAAAAATGCCATGGGAAAGTAACGGAAAAATACAGAAAGAAAAATCCGGAACTTTATAGAAAGGCCAGCAAAAAACATTGGAATTCCTTGCATGATAAAAAGAAACATGCGAACTGGCTTAAGCGATATGGATTAACACATGAAAAGTATGTTGAAATGTTTGAACAACAGGATGGATGTTGCAAAATATGTACAAAAAAATGCTCATCTGGGATGAATTTATCTGTAGACCATTGTCATAAAACTGGCAAAATAAGAGGGCTGCTTTGCAAGAAATGCAACTCAGCCCTTGGTATGTTGAACGATGATATTGCGTTATTTAAATCCGCAATTATGTATCTTAAGAATTCCGAAGAGTAGCCTTTGTAAACCAAGCGGCTTTAAATGCTTGACCACAAAGATCTGCCATGTAATTTTGAATATCAATTGCACCAATACGTGCTGCAATTGGTTCTAGTTTTTTTGTTTTCATACCTAACTCTTCTAGGTTTTTGTAGTACACAGTAAGCATTTCTGTGTTTTTATAACTTGTCACATGCGTAATGCCAGGACCTGCATCGGCCAATCCGCGTGCACACATGGGCATTAAATAATCCATTGAACGAATAAATTCAGACAATGTATCAAACTGCTCTATATGAGCTTCGTATTGATCTTTTAAAAAAGCGTGAAGACCTAGGAAGTTAGAGCCTTCAATGTTTAAATGGATCAAGTGGGCTTGTGTCTGAAGTTCCTTGAGGTAGGAAGCCAGGGAGATGCACTGTTGAATGAAGGCCCCGACATCACCATTCTTTGAGCGGGCAGGACCCTTTGGCTTGGCCTGAGGTTCTGGCACCTCTTGAACCTGAGCAGGTGCAATGGGTTGAGCAGTTTGAGGACCAGGAGTATACATAGTTTTTTATCAGTAGTTCTATTGTAACGGTAACTAATTAAATAATTTCAAACCAAGAAAGATCAGCGTAAACCTTTGCACCACTAATCGTAGGCGCTGCAACAACAGTAAAGATGTCGCTGACACCAGCTTGGGTACGACCCAGCTGGAAGTTGAAATCTCGTACATCACTCAAGGACAGGGTGCCATCGGAAACAATGTAACCGCCAATGATATCTGTACCACCACTAACACCTGTGGCAGAAATGTCAAATTGAACATTACCGTTGTAATGGGTTTGCCAGTTGACGCCACTCAAGGTTGGGTTAAGCAACACGCGGTATTGAATAATGTCTGGCTTGTTGTTTTGTGTTTGCTCAAGCGCAACACTTAAATTTGCTGGGACAATGACACTATCTGTACGACCAGAGGCCATACGAATAGAAACTAATGGGTAAGTTACACCAGACGAAGTAAGTGTTTTAGGTGTTGTACTTGTAGCCATGTTGTAACGGCGAGTGAAACCTTCATAGCCACCCTCCGATGCAACAGTATTGCAAATCTGACGAGCAGTACCACTGATTGCAGTTACACCAAGATTTTCAATCTCTTGACGTAAAGGTAGTACAGCCGTTGTCATGTAAGTAGTGTTTTGCACGTTTTCGTTATGGAACGTATGTGCAACCACCATCGAACCGTCAACAACAAAACCAGCTCTTACATCGCCAACACCAAGCCATTCAATATCCATCCACAGGATATTCCCTTTGGTTGGATCAAGGGTACGGGCACTGGTTCCGTTACCGTCAAAGGTATCGGAGTTCCAGCCTGACTGAGCAACCCGTGTTTCGTTAACGCTGCCACTGACGTAGCTGCGCATAACCAAATAGTTTGTCGTACCACTTTGCTCAAAAAAGACACCGTTCTGTGTGCCAAAGTAACCAATGCGCTGACGACGGTTTGCTGTACCAGATGCAAAGGTAAACGAGTTCAAAGCAAGCAGTGATTTCCCTGGTTGATAAGGAAATACACGTTTAGTTTCTCTATAGATGTAATCACCAGATGCTGTAGTGACATTAAGGCTTAAAGTGCTTTCGTTTGCGTTAAATGTAGTTGTTGCACTGCCACCAGTTAATGTGGTCCACTTGTCGTTTTCCTGGTACCGATGCTGGCTATCAAAGATTGTGTAAGGCTGTGATACACGCAACCGACCAAAAGCATCAGCGGCTGTAGTGCCAGCAGGGCTTATAGCAACAGGATAACCGCTAACCGTTGTGACTTCTAAGGGGCGCCCACTACAAGTCTGAACCTTTTCAACGTGATACAGGTGTGTATCAGTTGGGTCTCTGTAATTAGGCATGATGTGTTTACAGTTTTTATTATTCTAAGTTGAATAAGTTAATACAAAAAAGCAGTGACCTTGCGGCCACTGCAAAGTAAATATTTCAATGAATCAATCGTTGTTTACATTCTGTAACAACTTGATTAGCTTCTGGTTTTCATCGGCATTCTTTTGATAGAACTGCCAGTTGTCATAGACTACCTCAAGCAATACCTCAAAGAATTCGCCACCAGAAAGAACATTGGTATCAACAAATTCACTGACGGTATCTGCCAGATATTCACGTAGCCGTTCTTTTGAACGTGCCTTGGATTCCTGGAAGAACATGGACGCTTTAGTGCTGCCACCACCAAGAAGTACGTCAGCTTCTGGTTTGAAGTTGTTTTTGATGTAGCTACTCATTTGCTCAGAAGACTCACGAGCAGTCTTTGCATCTTGAGGAGCAGGAGTTTTTAGTTTGCTTGGAAATTCATTAAAGGCTTCTTTGTAGATCTGATCAAGGTTTGCGGTGCTGTCCAAAATAAGTAGCAAGATCAGTAACAGCTTGATGATACCCCTCTAACCAGCCATCTGGTTTGGGATGTTTACATTTGGGATTATTTTGTTCTGTTACATAAGAGATGTAATTGATGTCAAGTTGCCTTAGTGCAGCTGTAGCAGATTGATCATCCATAAAAAAAGGGATGCTTTACTTTGGAGCATCCCCTCATTTTAAGTTGTAGTTCAGGTTACGTTATGCAGAAACGATGACTTCCTGACCTTCAAACTTGCCAGCTTCCAGGTCTGCAACAAATTGAAGGCGACGGAAGTATTCATCCCGGCAGTAGGGCGCTGCTTCGTTGATGGCAAATGCTTGCCACAGGCCGGTGTAAAAACCATCCTGCCTGCCAGAGCACTGGTACATGTGTTCCATGAAGTCAGCCTTCTTTTGTTCAGCTTTAACATCCCAGTTGACCAGCTGCTCTTTTAACCAAGGTGTATCAAAAGCACCAGCGGTTTTCAGTTTCTTGGCGAGGTCTTCAGTCATTGAAATTGATTGCTGTTACAGAAGTATAGACACCTTTGACGCTGGGACTGACTTCAAAGAGAAGATTGTCGAGATCTTCCTGAAGAGCTTCTGCAATTTCGTCGGCAGTTTTACCGCCAAAGGAATTGTATTCAACGTCCAGGTCAACCGCAAATGATACGGTTAACATTGGTACAGCAACCTTTTCCATTGAAAGAAATAAAGACCTAGTTACTGTAGCAGTATTTTAATTTTTACTGGCCAAGTAAACGCTCAAGCGAGTGAGCCTGATGCTCTTGGTAGTAACCAAGCCGTTGTTGAATTAAGTTGTAGTAATGGATTGCAGAATCTACCATTTCTTCTGCGTCCATAGATGCAGCAAGGTTTTCATTGGAAAGCATGGCTGCCGTCAAGATGACGACACCATGCTCGATCTTGGAACCAATGGTTGCAGACAGAGGAGTCCCATCGTTGGTAAATCCAGCAATCATTTTGTTCAACACTGAATCACCACCCATAAGACTCCTTGCATGTCTACTTATTGTATTGCAGCTTATTTATCTCCCCGTGCCGTGACATACCAATAAGCATGACGTGCATTCTGGTGGAACCGTTTGCCAGACAACAGCTTGAGCTTACGCTCTTCTAGCTCATCCAACTTGGATTCCTGGTAAGCAGGCAACTCCTTACCATCTTCACAGATCATGCTGATCTCAATGTCAATCATGTCGATCTGCATCTGGAAGTCATCCACCGATTGCTGGTGGCAGCACATCATGATATGTGCGTCTTCCAAATCAGTCGGCGGAGTCAGGTTCCGGTAGAAACTCTCCGTGATATTCGGGTGCTTGTGCTTCCATCCGCTTGGTAGAGAAGAGGCGGTTCTTTCGGATTGCATACTGTTGCTCGACTTTGACTCCTTGGGGGAGGTGTTCACCGTTTTGGTAAGCGTCACGGATGGCATCAAGGTTGGGGAGAGTTTCAAGTTTTGTTTTAGGTTCTGTTCTATCGGATAGAACTTCTCCTGACATTGAACGTACCACGATTCTTTTGGTTGTGGTGACTTCTTGCTCAATGCAGTATTTGGATCTTTCGTCAGTGTGCCAAAACTGCGGATCCGATGTGATCTCGACCGTAAGCTCCTTCTTCTTGGAGAGTACAAACTCATAGTTTCTGCCTTGTATTCGATTTGAGTCAAGCGGCAGTGCCCGCCGCAACCAGCTTAGTAAATTTCTCAGTTGGTTAAGCTGGCTCTCATGGTGGCGTTTGGCTTGGCTAATCAAGTCGCCTTCTTTTTTAATACGCTCCAGGGCATCCTCATGGGCAGCCATTGCGTAATAAACGCGATCAATCTTTTCGGACCGCAGGCTTGCACAAGCTTCCAGCTCAGCTTTTGCCAGTTCTTGGGACTCAGGAGTGAGAAGAGGAAGAGAGCGTTCCAGGGCACCATAGTGCTCGTAAAGCTTGATGATGTTTAGATCTTCAAGTTTAGTTTGAGTAATGTGCGCCATGATCAGATGGTGTTGAATTGAGTTTGGATTTTGTTGAGTAAGTAGGTGAGGGCCATGCCTGCGGCGGCCCACAAAAGATCTTTAACCACCGGAAGGACGGCAGCAAACAAAGATTCGAACATGAGTTGGAGTTGAGATAGGTTGGTCAGTTTTGCGTCATGACCAGGACGGCGACCCTGCAAGGTTTGTGCGTAGTCAGTCTACCGGAGCGTCCAGGCTCTCGACAATCCCATTCAAGCCACTGGTTGTGATGGTCACAAGGTTGGCAATGTAATCAGTCAGTGCATCCACCTTGGCACTGAGCGATTGGACTTCCGCCATCAGCTCCTCTCTGGTGGGAGTGATGCCAAAGATCTCAACCGTAGCTTCTTTTAAAGCTTCAGGGTTGTTGGTGCGTTGATAACGGCGGCAATCATCATTGGTTGTGTACACAGCCTCTTGATACAAATCCAAGAGCGTTTTGAAGTCTGCATTACCGACACCTTCTGCAGACATAATGTTGCAGGTGTCTAAATAGAGCTTGGCAGAAACACGAATATTCTTGCGGAAAAATTCTGAGTACTCGTCAAAGGTCAAGCCGTAAGTGTCAATCGACATGAGAATCAAAAGCTTCGGTGTCAGTGTAAGCGGCACAAGCGTTCCGCAGTGCAGTCAAAATAAACTCTTCTTGGCCTTCTGGACCTAAAGAAGTCCAGTAGTCAAGGTCAGGATCGTTTTCATCCCACTCAATTTGGATGGTCATCGTCCCATCCGGTTCATCAATACATTCAAGCTTGAGCTTTTCGATCCAACTCAGATTCCACATGGCCAATAAGAACGTTGATTGCGTAGTCTTCGTGGTGCATTTTAAGGTCAGCAGCTAGCTTAACAAGTTCCCAGTGCGTATCTTCTGGGATGTCAAGTTCGTAGCGAAGATGACTGTTCATTTTGGGTTGCGTTGCAAGTTTACGTGCGTAGTCAAAAATGTCATCAAAGATTGGATCACTCATTGCTATCGGTTTCAATACGCCAAATTACATGACGAGCGATTGGAATTTTAAGAGCCATACGAAGTGTGTTGTTTTCATGGATTAATAGTTTAACCATGTCCAAAGTAGTTATTTCACACTCTGGGAATTGCTTGCCCACTTCATGGGCTATACGTTGGTATTCAATTTTGTAATCAATTTCATTGATCATTTCTTGATGGCAGCTTTGAGTTGGGGCAATGCAATACCAGGGAACGGTGCGTAACCCGCCTCCATCATATTGAAGAACAGATCCCAGGCATCGTTCTGGGTGAACACCTCTTTAGGTTTGTAGGTACGCCAGTGGGTCAACGGAGCCTGTGCACCAG